AAGCAAAAGCGCAGACCTAGTTGAAGCCGTGTACCGAGCAGCCAAGGATGCTGCATTGGTGCAACCGCGTGTCAAAGTCCACGCACCCAAGCCCGCGAAATCAAAGAAAGCGGAGGTGGCACTCGTGCATCTCACCGACTGGCAGGCGGGCAAGGTGTCGGTGTCGTACAACCTTCAAGTACTACGCAAGCGCATGGAGCAGATGTGCGACAAGGTGATGGCGTTGACCGAGATACAGCGCGCCCATCATCCGGTCAACGACTGTGTGCTGGTGTTGGGTGGAGATATGGTCGAGGGATTGACGGTATTTCCGGGACAGGTGTACGAAATCGAAGCACACCTGTTCGAACAGATGTTCACCGTTGCCAACATCATCGAGTCGGTGGTCCACCGGTTGTCAGCCAACTTCACCCATCTGCAGGTGGTGTGCGAGTACGGCAACCACGGGCGCATCGGTCGCAAGGGCGACATGCCGGGGGCAGACAACGTGGACCGCATGGCGTACCAGATTGCCTCAGAGCGCTGCAACCACCTGAAGCATGTGACGTGGCAGCAGTCAGCAGACTGGTACCAGATTGCCACCATTGGTGCCTACAAGCTCCTGGTTGTGCACGGAGACGAAATACCAAGCTTTGGGGGCCAGACTCCGGCATACTCAATCCTGCGCAAGTGCAACGCATGGGCTACCTTCATGGACTTTGACGATGCCATCATGGGTCATTTCCATACCCCGATCAATTTGACCATGGCCAATGGTGGCCGCATTTGGGTGACGGGTAGTCCCGAATCAGACAACCAATATGCCAAGAGTTTCGTGGCGGCGGTCGGAAAACCCTCACAAAGACTGATGTTCGTAGACCCCGTAAAGGGCAGGGTAACCTGCGAGTATGTTTGCTGGCTCGATTAGCGCCTGCCCTTGGGCGTTGGTGGCGGTCCATTGGATTGACGCCTTTGATTCAGAGAACGGCTGGATACACACCAAGACCTATAAAGCCAAGCCGCAGCATGTTGTTTCGGTGGGCTGGCTGTGGCCCGACTTGCTTGAAGGCTACGTCTCGGTGACCTGTTCGTACTGCCCCGACGAGGAGCCGGAGATGGACACAGTGGGCATGGTTACCCACATTCCGGTTGGCATGGTTCAGCGAATCGTCATTCTTTCCGAACCCGAGTGGGTTGCAAACGCGACACCGACCCCGTAGGATGTCAACAACGAGCGATAGGAGGCTCAGTGAAAATCAGCAAAATCAGCAAACCGACGCACGGCTCAGCCGAATGGCTCGCAGTTAGATGGCGTGACGAAAACGGTCTCGCCCGAATCTCGGCCAGCGTCGCCGCCGCGGTTCACGGCACACATCCATACATGACGACGGCCGACTTGGTCACCGAACTCATCGCCGCCGAACCGCCGCAACCCAAAGACCCCAACTCCGCGATGTTTCGAGGCACCGTACTTGAAGGACCAATCCGTGAATGGTCGGCACAAATCCTCGGCTACGGCTTGCACGAGCCACAGGAGATGTACGCCTATGAAGAGGATGGTGTGCGCCTGATTGCGACCATTGACGCAATGAACGCCGATGGTGTGGTGCACGAAATCAAGACGCGCAAAAAGCGTTGGGACGGCAAGATGCCCGACATGTGGCTTTGGCAGGGCGTACAGCAGGCGATATGCACGGGTACCGACAGGGTCATTTGGTGCATCCTTGACGGCGACTTGGACCTCAAGTTTCACACACAGGAAGTTACCTCGGATGAAAAGCGCATACACATTGAGGCATGTCGCAGGTTCTTGTCCTACGTAGACATGGGCATGTATCCGGATGATGTCATTCCGTCCTACGACAACATCAAGGAACTGCACAAGGAGTCACAGGGCACGACGGCACAACTGCCCACCGAGGCCAACCAACTTGTTGCCATGCTTCAAAAAACAAACCAACTCATCAAGACAATGACTGATTCGGCTGCCCAAATACAAGCCGACCTGTGCAGAATGATGGGAGAGTCTCAGTACGCCGTCATTGACGGCATACTGGTAGCAACATGGAAACCAGTAACCCGTAACTCGTTCGACCAAAAAGCGTTCGAGAAGGACCATCCGGCACTCCATGCCAAGTACAAGAAAGCAACCACATACCGGCAATTCAAAATCAGCAAACAAGGAGAAGAGGAATGAGATTCAATTTGGACAACTATGAGACAGTTGAGCAGAGACTAGCCAAGTTCTGGGAAGAGTACCCCAACGGACAAGTCTTCACCTCAATCCACCATTACGACGACAACCGTGTCGTGTTCAAGGCTGAGGTCTACCGAGACATCGCAGACCCACGCCCAGTAGCGACAGGGTTCGCAGAGGAAGTGCGTGACGCATCACCAGTGAACCGCACATCCCATGTGGAGAACGCAGAGACGAGTGCCATTGGCCGGGCGTTGGCCAACTGGAAGTACGCCTCCAAATCCCAGCCACGCCCGTCGCGTCAGGAGATGGAGAAGGTTCAGCGCATGACCGAGGCATCAGCGCCACGCAATGACGCAGACCTTGTCACCAGGTTCCGTGAGGCGTGCGCCAAGGCAGGACTTGACCCGCAGGACGTAGCCAAAGAAGCAGACGTGGACCTAAACAATCTCACCGATTCTTCCATGCCGAAGTTGCGTGACGCATTCAAGAAGATGCAAAGCAAACCGGCAGAACCCGTGAAGAACGAGGCGTTCGTTCAGCAGATTCAGTCAGTGTTCCCCACGGCCACCGAAAAGGAGCCAGAGATAAAGGACCCGGATGCCAAAGCAACCAACCCACAGATAGGCAAACTGCGGGCAATGCTTATGGCAAACGGCATTGGTGAGCGACCGAAGCAGACCGAAACGATTTCCGAAATCATCCACCGTCCCATCGCCAAATTGGATATGCTGACCAAGGGTGAAGCAAACAAAGCAATCAAAGTTCTTGAAGCACGTGCCACCCGTGAGTCATGACGACGAACGCAAGGGCTATTGCCAGGGAAACTATGACAAGTGCACACATGAAACGTGCCCTCTGTTTGGTACTTTGGGAAGACCCGACAAACGTGGCGTACGCCGCGTCAGAGGGTGTGCCGACCCTGCCGCTAGAGGTCGCCGCAATCGAACCAAAGGCGACTCGAAGGCTCGTCGTGCCCGTAAGAAACTGGGGTTGGGCGGTCATCTTACCCGTCACGAGGAGAACTGGGGCGGTCGCTTTCTTTGCGAAATCAAAGCAGGTGCGCAAGTCGGTCCGATTGCTACCCGTTTCCAAGCCGCTAAAGCCCAGTCTTATGCGGCGAAGGCAGTGGGCGACATTCGCCCGTTCGTGATGGTTGCAATGCCAGACGGAACCAGCAAAGGAATCGTGCTCATGGACCTGGAAGAGTTCAGTGAGATAGTGTTGTTGTTAGAACAGACGGCAAGATAAAGGGTCCCTTCCTCCTGAGGGCTTGCCGCCCCGGCCGGCTGGTTGCTGGTATCTCCGCCGGCCGGGAAAAACCCCCACTACACAAACAAGGAGCAACATGGAATACCTAGCAAGAGTTTTGGGGGCCGCCTCAATCACGCTGCTGGCGCTTGGCATAACTAAAGCACCGCAAGCAACGGCCCCAACTATTACTTCGACCACGGTTGTAGTTTCCTCAACCACAGTCGAACCAACTCCCACCACGACTGCCAACGGCGCAATGGTTCCGCCCGCAGCCCGGTGTGGTCAGTGGTGGGGGTTGGCATTGGATTTGGGTTGGCATGCCGACAGCATGCCAACCCTTGACTATCTGATGTGGCGCGAGTCCCGGTGCGACCCGACGCAACACAACACGACCCTTAACAAAGACGGCTCGACTGATATCGGGTTGACCCAAATCAACGACAGGTCATGGTGCCTGCCCACACGCTGGTATCCGAACGGATACTTGCAAACAATCGGCGTACTCACTAAAGTTGGCTGTGACGAATTGTTCGACCCGGCAATAAACTTGGAAGCAGCCAAAGCAATCCATGACTATTCGAAAAAACACAATGGAAACGGCTTCCAGCCGTGGGGGATATAACTACATGCAATTGTTGAGCGAATGGGAACTTGTCGACAAAGACGACAGGTTCCGTGAGAACGCCGCATGCAAAGGCGCACCATACGAAACGTTCTTCCCAGACACAGCAGCCAACCGCGTCTACAAAGAAGCCCAAGCCATCTGCGCAAAATGCACAGTCTACAAGGACTGTCTGCGTTACGCAATAAACAACGGCATCGATTTCGGTGTGTGGGGTGGGTTGTCACCAAAGCAGCGTCGGCGTTCCGCTGCACAGATTCTTGCGTCGCTGGAGAAAAAGAAATGAGCGACGCCCAAGTGTTCCAAGCGTGGTTAAACGAACTACAGATTGTGGTTGATACGCTACGCGAGGACAAGAAAGACCTTCAGGCTCGGGTAACCGAACTGGAGAAACAAATAGCCATGTACAAATCCATGGTGGAACGACTACAACTGGCTGTCAGCCAGGGGAGTGATAACTGGATATGAGCGACACATTGAACACGTGGTACAAGTTGAGGGACGGCACGTGGGGGGCTAAGTTGCGGACAACCGCAACCGAAGGTGACTCCGTCATGCTGACCAACAAGAAAGGCGAAGAGACTCAAGTTTGGCTGGTCAAGAAGATTGCCCAGTTCCCAGACGCAAGCCTCTGGTCATGCACGTCAGAGGAACCAGAACAGGTTGCTGAAGAAATCGGTGAAGAACCCTTCTAACCGTGAGCAACTATCTAAACGTCAACATCCCGACGTTCTACGCAGGACTCGACTCGGCGTTCCTGTACGACCGTGACCCGTCACCAACCAACAAGCAGGTGCCGGTGGAGGTGTTCGCATACACGTCGATACCGCAACGCTGCGGCATGTTTTCGGTGATGACCGAGTACGGCTCGCAGCACGCCCGCGTACCAATCCATTACCTGTGGTCGCTGAACAACGAATGCGAATACACCGCCTACCCGCTCGACTGGATACAATTATGGGATTCGGTGTCCTACTACGCATCCGTCACTATCTACGAATACTGCAAGAACCGTAGCGCGATGATTTGGTTGAAGGATCACACGCAACACAAAGCCAAGTACTTGTTCACCATCGACTGGTGCCTTGGCCCGCAGTACTCGAACGGGTACGGCGAGTACGCGGCTGGTCACAAATGCGGGCACGTGTTCGAAGGTGAAGGCGGACAGTTCTTTATCCAACCGAACAACCGCATCCTGTGGATGGACGGCGGCTCATGGATAACGATGAAGCTTGAGAAACCCGACTGGAAAATCTTTAGCCAAGAGTTCTCGTGCGAAAGCACCGGCTCACGATGGGTGAGCGCGAGCGACGAGGAGTTGTATTTCTACACGTTCAAGGAACGCGAATGACGCATGGAGCTCGTCATCCCTGGTTTGGATTATCCGACTGGTCCTTACGGTCGGATGCCAGACGGCAGTTACAGGACTTGCCACCATTGCGGTACGGTGGAACGCGCACTCAAAAAGTGGGAAACTTCCGAGATTGCGGGGTGCGAGTGCGCGTGCCACCTGTACCATGAAGGCAAGTTGACAAGTCAACAGAAAAACTGGCGAAGGAAAAAATCCGGTGCGAAACCAGGCAGTTAGATGCAAGAAATGTAAGACGTTAATCGTCCACGACAGACGAAACATTGTTGGTTGTGGCTGCGACCCGGACGCACCAACATGGGTGTACATTGAAACAAACGGCAAGGTGCGAGGGTTCTCGCAGGCCGAGTGGGAAATGGTCGACCTGTGAAAGAGAAGTGGACCTGCCCCAACTGCAACAACCAAGTCGTAGTACACGTGCGCCTATCGGAACCACCGGTGTGCCACAATAAGAACTCGCACACATCGAAGCAATACCAAATGAAAAAAGAATCAGATGGCCACACCAACGATTGAGATACCGGACTTCAGCGATGAAGAGAAACGAATCGCAGAAGAAGTTCTAACCGAACTTGTAGTGCTGGCCATGCAGGTACGTCCGGCTTTGCGTGACTACATCGGGAACCTGTGCGACGGAATCGCTTACGTGTTGGACGATGACGCGGTTGCTCGAAGCAAACAATACGCCCTCCTGCGCATCAAACAGTTGGGGTTGGAAGAGTAGCGCTACCGTTTTCGCTACCGCTACCGCTACCGAACGCACGCGAAGTACCGGAAATCGGGGCGAACATGCGTTCGCTTGACGGCGAGTTCGGGGTCGGGTACTCTCGCAGGGTCGCTCGCTGACCAGCAAGCGACATCAACCAACAGGAGAAACCATGACCAAGAAACCAGTATCATTCAGAATTGCCCTGTCGCAAACGGCAAAGCCCAAACGGCGAGGCAGACCAAGCAAGTTGGACAAAGTGTGTGAGCACCTTGCGCCAATCGGAGAGTGGGAATTGTTCCGAGCGTCTCTCGTAGACACTCAGATACCAGTTCGCGCAATCCACGAAGCCCTTGCCCTATCGGGCATCAAGGTGTCATTCTGTACCGTTCAGGCATGGCGCAAGGACTACATCGCCATGAACAAAGTCATCTGGGCAGAGGTCGACCGTGACATGGCGCTTGAGGAGTTGGACAAACTCAAGGAGCGCAAGTAGCCATGACCCCTTCTGACGACGCACTTCTCTCTGAACTTGAGGGAATACTCAGTGAGGCAGAAGCCAAGGTGACATCTGAACGAGCCGAGAGCATCAACAAGGAGTTCCAAGAAATAGAAGCCTCCATGTGGCAGGAACTTGGCGCAGTCCACGATGTACATCAAGTGTATTCCGTACGCGTAGTTCCAGATGATGAACAAGACCAAGCCATGAGCGACATTGACTCAGGTGCTGCCACAGTAATCAAGGGTGATGGAAGCATAGATGGGGCTAGCGCAGACACGCTTGTCCGTCTAAACCTTGTGGCTGAGACAGGTCACATCTATGATGCGCTTGAGAACAAGTTGCTTGCGCTACACCTAGCCAAGGACACAAACACCATCGGTGTACTCCTTCGCATTGGGGGCAAAGCAACATGGGTCAACGGAGAGCCAGCCAATGACCATGACCCCAAAGAACCACAAGATGTCGTTGTGACAACGATGCTCATGAGTGACCATGTGTATGTGGCTACTCGCTTCTTGTCCAAGCCAGATGAGGTTCACTTCCAAACAATCCACGCAGAGGACTACAAGGGCGACCACCAGTTGGTCAATGCCCTAATCGCCTTCTATGTGGGCGCTAAAGCAATCTACGAGGCTAATCCAGAAGTGGCAGAAGCCTTGTACAAAGACCTCTCTCGTAAGCACGAGGAGGAAACCAGCAACAACAACCAGCAGTCCAAGGAGGACAACGCACAATGAATACCGAACAGCAAGACACATTCCTCACAGCATGGCAACGAGCAGAGTTCGCTATGGAACACTCCAACAGAGTGCTTCTGTACGGACTTCCCGGAACAGGCAAGACCTACTTCGGTCTCACCCATGCCCTCAACGGAAAGCCCTCGTACAGGCTCGCTTGTACCGAGGAGATGACAGAAGCCGACTTGATTGGCTTCTGGAGGCGCAAGCAAGACGGCACACTCGGCTGGTACGAGGGTGTTGGCATCAAGGCATGGCGTGAAGGCGCAAGACTCGTGGTAGACGAGGTCAATCGCATCAACGGTGATGTCGAGAGCAAACTGATGATGCTTCTGGACACCGAAGCGTCAGCCTCATGGCAGAACCCTGACACAAGCGAGGTGGTCAAGCCACACAGCACCTTCAGCGTCGTGGCAACCATGAACGGACAACCAGAGGACCTAGCACCAGCAGTGCTTGACCGAATGATTGTTCGTTGCCCCGTCAATGAACCAAACCCTAAAGCCATAGCAGCACTGCCAGAGTACTTGCGCAACCTCGCAACCACCTTTACGGCAGAGCACGCAGAATACCGATACTCGTTGCGCTCTTTCGTAGAGTTCCACAACATGTACCAGCGTTCCAAGAACATGGCTTTCACGGCACAAGTGGTGTTCCCAGAGGTGGCAGAGTCCATCTTGGACTCACTCGCCATTGTCGCATCTGAGGCAAGCAACCATGCCTAACCCCAAGTACGGCAGGGCGCAGTTCGCCCCAGAGGCTCTGGAGGTGCGCAAGAAAGCCAAGCACAATCGCTTTGAGTCAATGGGTGCTATGCCCACGACTCTTGACGGTGTTTCGGTGGTCTTGTCAGACTCAGAGAAACCTCACATCTACTCTGCCCCAGAAGCAGAAGGACCAGAGTTCAGGCGACTTCGTCGCTTCGGCTTGCTTCTCTCACGCTACGGACTTGTTGACAAGAACAAGTTCGCACGCAACAGGGACATACCGTTGGACATTGTCACATGCGCAGAACGACTAGTGGCAACCACTGGCTACAAGGACATCTACGGTGGCGACCCCACCGTAGGCACAACCAACCTTGCGCCATTGGCAGCCATGCTCAGTCAGCCCAAATGCCCACCATCAACGATTGCCCATGCGCTTTCGTATGTAGGCACAGGCGCTTACAAGCAACTACTGGACATGGTCACCAACCCAGATGTACAGAAAGACTTGGCAGACATGGAATACGGGTACAACGATTTCATCTCCCATGTTTCCACGTCCATCAGAATGTACATCAACAAGAAGGGCGCAGGCAGCACTCGCTACACCAACAGAGAGTACGAGCACTTGTGCCGAACCCTAATGAGGGGGGTTGACTCCGTACAAGCCAAAGCCAACCAGCGTGAGCAAGAGGAAGCCATGCGAGAAGCGCACAAGAAGCGCAAACAGCGTGGCAAGGACAGACTCAAACGCCATACACCAAACCAACTAGAGGGCAAGCGCACACCACAACGAGGCGACAAACCAGCCTTGAGGCAGATTGTGCCAACGCTAGACGGCTGGTGCGTAGCACTACTTGAGAAGCTGCCACTAACGCTTCCCCACACAGGGCGCAAAGGCAGGAAACTGATACCAGTGCCATACGGCAAGAGCATCAGGTTCATCGCCAGAGAGGACACCGACCCAGAACAGAGGGTGTTCTCACGCAAGACCCGAAGCACAGGTGGCGTAGTCATAGTCGACTGCTCAGGCTCAATGTCGTTTGACAGAGACGACCTTGACCGAATAATGGCAGCAACGGCAGGCGCAACAGTGCTCTGCTACTCCTCAGGCAACAGAGCAGATGAGCCCAACATGTGGCTCGTAGCACAGAACGGCAGACGCACAAGCACCTTGCCCTACTTCCCCGGCAACAACGGAGTAGATGGGCCAGCATTGGAGTATGGCTTATCGCTACGACGGCACAACGAGCCCGTCGTATGGATAAGCGACACCAGAGTCACAGGCAAGAACGACAACGCCAGCAACTACCTGCGAGATTGGTGCTTGGAGTTCTGCGACAGGCACGACATCTACATCACACCCAACTCCTACGAAGCAGCAACACTGCTACGCAGAATACAGATGGGCAAACGACCAAGGCTCAAAGCCCTAAGCCAATGGCAAGACGATACCGACAGGGGGTTCACCAACTATGTCCAATGACAACAAAGACCTGATGGCAGAAGTCCAAAGCATCGTAGATGCTGCTGCTACAGACATCAGGAAAGCAAGAGAAGCCGAGATGAAACAAGTACTCGGCACACTCGTCAAAGAGTCAAGGAAGGAGAACCTACTCCCTTCAGGGCAGCAAGTGATGATGTACCTCATAGGACAAACACCCATAGACACAGTCGACCCAGACAAAGCAGTCAGGACACAAGAGACCAAGGGCAAGACCATAGAGCAACTAAAGGCAGAGGGCTACACGGGTGGCAATGTCACCAGACCCTTCACCTTTGACACCTATGACGAATGCCTACACAACCTCAACAGTCCTGTATCAGCCATCTTGGCAGACTGGTCACAGAAACAACGAGCATGGGCATCAGTCACCTGCTACAAAGAACAAGGCACAACCACCTACATCATGGTCGCAAGCAAATGCGTCACCATACACAAGGTGCTACCCACAGGCGACAGCCTCACCTCGTTCTTCGACCCAAGCACAAGCGACTCAGAGCAGATAGAAAGCACCCTTTACACAGAGGGCAAGCGCATAGTCGGCTCACAGTATCGCTTTACAACAGGACCTCAAGAGATGCGCAAAGAGTACCCAGACACCTACAAAGTAATGTTGTCACAAGCACTCAAAGCCATGGGAGAGGAAACAGATGAGGATAATCAACAATGACCCAAGCCTCACATTTATTGGCGCTCTTATTGTTCTCCAAGACACAGCAGCCAGAGCCTCTGGCGCAGGTCTCTACTTGCGAGCAGCAATAGCAGCACTAGTAATCGCAGGGCTTCTATACGCAAGACACTCAGCCAAATAGCATTAGGAGACTACGGGTAGGCAGCAATAGTGCGTCAAACCTCCTCTGACCTGCCCGTAGTCTCTTGTTATCTGCCATAAACTGCGTTGCGCTACCGATGTCGGTGGCGAATACGCACATGCGCGAGGGGCTGGGCGAACGGCTGTTCGCTTGACGGCTGGCAAGGCTTGCTGTACGCTGGGCTGGTCGTCGGGAAACTCCCTACGGCAAGCATCTAGGAGGGTGCTCATCATGAATAAGCAAGACCAAGTGACTATGGCAGCCATTGAGGCTGCTAGTCAGCAATTGCTGAAGGGTACATGGACTAGTCCTGATACTTCAGCCAAGAAGGAGACATGGTACATTCAGTGCCATGAGGGACAAGTCGCAGGTAAGCCTGAGGCTGGTCGGATAGTGCGAGTCACCAAGTCACGGGGTGCGTTTCAGTACGCCGAACTTGTGGAACGCAAGGGTGACAAGTCAGACAAGAACGGTCTGGCAGTGTCATTGTGGACTGCGAAGGTTCTAGCCTAAGCAGTAAGCAGGTTGGAGGGAGGCGCAAGCCTCCCTCCTTCTTGCGCTACCGATTGCGCGCGCCAATACGCACACACGGGGGCACATGTGGCAGGGGGCGAACACTTGTTCGCTTGACTTTTTCGGTGGTTCGAGTACCGTGATGAGTGTCGAGGTGAAAGCCACCGAGACAAGCCCTCTAGGAGGGGGGCTCAGTATGGCAACAGCAAAAGAACAGAGGCTTGAAAGCCTCAAGAAAGCAATAGGTAATATCCCTCGAGGTAAGTGGTATTCACCAGATACCACCGCCAAGAAGGACACTTGGTACGTGAGCGTCGCTTACGGTCAAGCGGTCGGCATGCCAATCGAAGGCGACTACGTGTGGGTCGCCAAGAGTCGAGGGGCATTCCAACTGGTCGAGGTGACCACTCAAGAGGGTGAGCATGTCGACAAAGAAGGGCTCAAGCGAGTTCTCTTCAACTGCAAAGTTGTGAACGAACTCTAGAACCCCCGACGGGAGAACCCCCCGGGCCGAAAGGCTCGGGGGGTTCTTTTTTTTGCCCATGCTCAAGCAGAAAGGAACTAGGGGTATGCCGCTACCGTAGGGGGGTGGGGCGGTAATATACCCGTCCTCTACATAGAGCCATTTGAAGCCGTAGCCTAAGTGTCAGAGTTTCGGCCCCTCCTTCTGTGCTTTTGGCTTTGGGCTTCTGCTGGTTGCGAAACGTTTTAGCCCCCCCAAGTTCTGTTTTACGTCTGAACCCGTCTGTCTGCATACCGAAAGAAGACGACAATCTACGGTCCCCTTTTCAGGCCACTATATCCGTGCGGTCTAACCATGCTGCCCTGGCCGTTGTTGGCGAGGAGGAATGTAACCGTTTAGGAGACGAGATTCGTTTTGGTTGTGGGTTGGAGGTTAGCAGGTGTTTTGGTGACGCGCAACCCCCGTGCTAGATTTTGTTTGATGACGCGTCGTAAGCCCGACCCTCAGTTGCCGGATAGTGCAAACAATCGTTTGTACAACCTGCGAAAGGCCCGTGCACAACAGCGCTTCGAGGAGTATGTAGCCAGTCCACGAAGGCAACAAGCGGCAGACTCCGCCAAGAGGCGCAACCGCTTGATGACGCCGCAATCCGTTGCTAGAAGGAAACGGGAAATAGAGGAGCGCAAGAATCCGCCGGTGAAGAATTTGCCCCCTCCGCGCCGCAATGCCGTTCCACAAAATGTTGTCAACGAATTGCCGCCACCTCGTCCAAGCAAGGGTGGTAAGAAAAGTTGGGATTTGCCTCGACCGGGCCAGTATTTGGTTCCCGATATCCCTCACGGCATCAATCCCCGCAAACCACTGCGCGACCCGAAACCCAGCGATAAGCCAAAAAAGGGTACGTATGTTCCTCCTCCTCCGGACAATAAGAAACAGAACAAGGTTCAACTATGGTGGTTGAAGTAATTATGGCCGCCAAGAAGAGCAAACCCATGCCCAAGTCTGTTCGCAAGTTTCAGGGACCCAAGTAGGGTGCCCAAGGGGAAACGTAACGTAAGCGCAGAGGACCGCGCTATTTTCTTCCAGGCTATCCAGTCTGGGATGAACATGAAAGAGGCCGGTCGTCTTGCCGGTATTTCGTATACAACTGCCCGTAACTGGATGGCTCGTTCGAAGCAAACCAAGATTGAGTTGGACGAAGCCAAACTGCAAACCGGTCGCGGTACTGGCGGCAACACCCTGACCCGCGACCTGAATACGATGCGCGACGTGCCACCGGTGATTCCCGGTTCCCGTTTGAAAGAGCGGGCTCAGCGCGGGCTTGAGGATTTCGATTTCTTTCGCCGCGTCTATTTGGGTCGCGTCCCGTCCCCGTGGCAGGTTGATGCCGCATATAAGATTGTTGAACGGCTGGAGAATAAGGACAAGAAGTTCTTGGTGTTGAACTGTCCGCCTGGTGCCGGTAAGTCAACTTTGTTTCACGATGTGGCCGTGTGGGCGATTGTGCGTAATCGTGCGGTGCGTGTGATGATTGGGTCGATTTCGCAGACGTTGGCCAAGATGTACAGCCGCCGTATTCGTGAGACGTTGGAACGTACGGTGCCTCTTCGTCCCGACCCAGAGTTGGTAAAACGCGGGTTGGCGGTGAACGCCGAAGCATGTTTGGCCCTCGACTACGGGCGTTTCAAACCGAACAACGCTGGTGCACTATGGCGTGCGGAAGAGTTCATCGTAGAGCAGTATGCCGGTGGCGGACTGGACAACAAAGAGCCGACGGTTTCTGCGTACGGTATCGAATCGGAGTTCATTGGTCATCGTGCCGATTTGTGTTTGTTTGATGACGTGGCTTCACCAGAAAACGCCAAGGAGTCTGTGGCACGCGACAAGTTGATTGAGCGTTGGGATTCGATGGCTGAGGCTCGCGTGGACCCGGGTGGCCTGTTGGCGGTTATCGGGCAGCGTTTGGGGCCCCTGGACCTTTACGCACATTGTTTGGCGAAAGTGACGTACGAAGAACAAGAATACGACGGCGAAGACGTAAACGACATCTTGGACATTCCCGACCCCATCAAGACCCACAAGTACGAACACTTGGTTTACAAGGCGTACTACGAAGAGTTGGACGACGGCCCTGCTTCGCGGCGCACCGACGCCAAACCGTGGCCCGACGGCCCGCTACTGGAACCATACCGACTCTCGTGGCGTGACCTGTCGTATGTGCGCCACTCCAGCCCCCACAAGTTCGCCACCGTCTACCAACAAGAAGACATGGCCGAAGGCAACTATTTGATTGAACGGGTTTGGGCTACCGGCGGACTCGGCCCCGACGGCGTCCTCTACCCGGGCTGCATCGACCGAGACCGCAGACCCGGCTACATCCCCGCCGGACTAGAACCACCACTCGTGTCCATAGCCACAGTCGACCCATCCCCCACCCAGTTCTGGGCTTTACAGTGGTGGATTTATCAACCCGAAACCAACCTGAGGTACCTGATTGATTGCGAGCGAATCAAACTAACTGCCGAAGACTTGCTGGGGTACGACACGCAGTCGCAAACATACGGCGGCATAATGGATATTTGGCAAGAGCGGTCGTTCCAATACGGATACCCCATCTCGCACTGGGTGGTTGAAATCAACGCCGCCCAAAGATTCCTTCTGGCCCACGATTTTGTGCGCAGATGGCAAGCGCTCCATGGGGCAATGATAGTGCCGCACACCACCTCAAGGAACAAACTGGACGAAAACCTTGGTGTCGAAGCGCTGCTGCCACCCCTGTGGCGGGCGGGACAGATACGTTTGCCGACCATGATTGACAACTGGAAAACGTTGGCTTTCGTTGACGAAATGTCGTCTTGGACCCGGGACAAAAAGAACGGCACCGACCTGGTGATGGCACACTGGTTCGCAGAATTACATATGCCGCAGTTGGGTCCGTTGAAGCGCCCGCCCCGCATGTGGCGGCCAACATGGATGAGCGCTTGACTGTGCTAATGTTTTTGTAACCATGGCCAAGAAGAAAAAGGATTTAACGCCATACCAGCAGGCGCGCCGACAGTTCGTTCAACAGCGAGTTGAAAGACGCGGTGTCGAAGGTACGCCTGAGCAACGCGCACAGTTCCGTCAACGATTTGATGTTCTTGCTGGCACTAAGGAAGGCCGCGGAAAAATTGCTCGACAGTTGAATGTTGAAGACCCAAAGGCTTTCCGTCGCATGCTTGCCACCGAAATGCGCGCTCGTTCTAATTTGCCAACAACTGGAGACACCAGAATCAAAGGTTCAACCTATAAGGTTCCGAACGCAAAAGAGGTCACGGCTGGTTGGCAGCAGGCGGTCAAGAGCGGCTCCTATAAGGTTCCTACACCCGCCACAAAGACCCCGATTGTTTCCCCTCCGGTAACCAAAACATCTTCCAAGTCGAGTGGAAATATTTTTACAAATCGTCGCAGCAATATCATCGGTAAAGGAATTGACTATCCTGGTCGTGCTGCTTTTGAGCGCATTTTGAATCCACTTGGCCAAAGTGGCCCAATCAAAGATTTGTCCGCCAAGGGAATTGCCAAAGCCGTTGGTGGCGAAATAGCCGAAGGACTAATTGCGTATCCCCAGGCTGGTGCCATTGCCGGAACACTCAAGGCCGGTGCCGCAGTTTCGCGATTCGGATTGAAAACCCTTGCGCGCTTCATGCCAAGACTTGGCGATGCCAGCATCAACAAGTTTGGCGGTGTCGGCAAAAAGCCGTACGGTCCACAAGCACCAGCAGGCGGTTCAAAGCCGATGCTGGAACTTGGACCTGGTCCGGCACCGGCACCGTCGTCTGTTTCTTCTACTGCTTCTGCCGGGAAATCAACTGCTGCTCCGCGCGCAGCACGAATCCGCATCAACGCAAAAGGTGGTGTTGGTGGCAAACCGTACGGTCCGCAAGCGCCCGCAAGTTCAACCCCGGCCCCAGCAACAAAAACGGTTACGAAGACAAAGACGCAAACCAAAACGGCTGCAAAGAAGTCTGACCCGGATGCAACAAAACCTGCCCGACCAGAAGCAGAAGACGACGCCGCATACGCGTTGGCACAAATGAAGAACCGTTTCCCAGGCATGACCGAAAAAGACATCCCGTTCATCAAGAGCCTGAACCGCGCACAGCAAGCAATTGAAAAGAAATCATCCGGTTATGAGGGTTACGCCAAATGGTTGAAGAACCCGCAAACGGTGGCAACGCTTCGCAGACTACGGAGTAAGTAACCCATGCTCTCAGCAGAGCAGATTGTCGAACTGTACCGCAACCGTCAAACGAAACTCGGACCAATGTTCGGGCAGATGCGCCGCGTACGCGACCTTGCCAACGGTGACGTTATCGTACCGTTGAACGAACTTGACAAACAGGCCAAATCAAACGTTGCAAACTTGCTCGTACAGGGCTTGGACCAGATGTCGATGCGCGTTGCATCAACAATGCCAGCCCCATATTTTCCGCCCGTCAAAGATGGCAGCGAGCGCTCAAAGGGTTACGCGCGCATGCGCAAGAAAGCCGTGCTTTCCTTCTGGGACCACAACAAGATACAGATGAAAATGCGTCGGCGCGCACGCCACTTGCTTGCCTATTCGCAATCTGCGGTGTTCGTCAAGCCCGACTTTCGCACGCTTATGCCGAAATGGGTTGTGCGCAACCCATTGGACACTTATCCCGCTCCGGTTGAAGACCAAGACGACATGCTTCCCGATGATTGCATTTTCACCTACAAGGTGAACGCCAACTGGTTGCTGCGCAACTACGGAGAACTTATTGGTGGACAGTTGCGAATGGGCGAAGTTAATTCCGATTCGCGTTACACGATGCTTGAATACGTTTCGGCTGACGCCCTACAACTGGTAATCCTCGGCGCAGAAGACAACCCAGAATTGTCGGTGGCCGAGCGTGCCGGACTTGAATCCATGCTTCTGGAGTCAATCCCGAACCGCACCGGCATGCCCATGGCCGTGGTCGCCAATCGAATAACACTCGACAAGCAACGTGGACAGTTCGATGGTGTTCTCGGCATGTACTACACGCGCGCACGACTCCAGGCGCTCACCGAAATCGCCATTGAACGCGGCATCTTCCCCGAAGAATACCTGGTTGCCCGCACAGGCGAAAACCCGGAAATCATTCAAATGGCCGACGGTCGTAGTGGCATACTCGGCGTGGTTCGTGGCGGAGACATTCGTAGCCAAGACCTTAATCCTGGCTACAAAACCTATGAGGCGCTTGACCGTCTTGAGCGCCAAGAGCGTTTAGAGGGGGCAATTCCGGCGGAGTTTGGCGGCGAATCAGCGACCAACATTCGTACTGGCCGCCGAGGCGAAAACGTGTTGTCGGCAACCGTCGACTTCCGCGTCCAAGAATCACAAGCAGTTTTTGAGGCATCATTGCTCGAAGAAGACAAGATTGCAATTGCAATTGAAAAAGCGTACTGGGGCGACTTTCCCAAAACGTTCTTCATTCCTTCGCGCACCTCTGTCGGTCAGGAATCGTATGTGCCAAACAAGATTTGGGAAACCGACTTCCACTATGTTGCGTACTCGGCCGCAGGTTCAGATGTGAACTCGCTCATCATTGGGCTTGGTCAGCGTCTCGGTACGGGCATGATGAGCAAGGAATCTGCACGTGAGGCAGACCCGCTTATCTCTGACCCGGAACTTGAACATGACCGAATCATCTCGGAAGGTGTTGAAGCCGCACTGCTATCGAGCATTCAGCAGCAGGCCGTTGACCCGAACGGTCCGTATCAGCCAGATGACCTCGCGTACCTTACGCGCCTTGTCATGGAGCAGGACGTAACCCTGTACGAGGCCGTAGAGCGCACGAATACGCGCGCACAGGAACGCCAAGCGATGGCAATGCCGATGGGGGCACCGGAAACAATGCCAGGATTGGCGATGCCCGGAATGGGTGCAGAGGCACCGGTCCAAGGTCCAGGGGGCGAACCGAGCCTGGAGCAACTCTTAGCGCAGATTGGTGGCTGATATGGCTAATCGATTCGATTTGCAGAACCCTGCAGCCAAAGTTGCCAAAGCGGCAGCCAAAGGACAAACCTACGGCAAAGCCACAGAACAACTTGCCAGCCAGTCCGCGGTACCAATGGGTGCACCCCCAGCAGATGTCATGGCTGCACGTACCGCAAAAAGACCTGCACCGGTTTCACTTACCGCGCCAACCCAACGCCCCGACGAACCCATCACTGCTGGTGCATCGTTTGGTCCCGGACCGAACATGTATCAGGCTGGCATTCCGATGGCCACTGAAAGCCAGTTGGCATTGGAAGAAATTCGTCAGATTGCAATGATGTTTCCCAACGAAGACCTTGACGACCTATTGGCTCGCTACGGGATGGAGTAATGCTTTACAACAACCTGTTTCCTGAGGACAGAGAATACATCCTGCAATTGGGGCAAGATATCCCAACCCTGGGGTTCCAGTTATCGCCACAGTATTCCAAGTCAATGGCTTTGAAACTGAATCAAATCAACTATCGCGCACCGTGGTTGTCGCCCGAGGTTCAGTTGTCTTTGGCTAAGGCTGGCGCCTCAACTGCCGCAGTTGACCAGGTTGGCAAGATGTACATGCAACGTGAAATGGATTCGTTTGAACAGAAGAAGGCTGCCGTCGGTATTCTGCCGCGCAGCGTGCAATACGTTTATGATGCTGCTGGTTTCGTAAAACGCATTTCTTCTAAAACTCTTCAGGCTTTGGTTCCTGGTGTGGCGGAAACAACCGTTGGTGCGGCAACTTCTGGCATTGGGGCTCTTGGAACATTGGCGGCCCGACCAGCCAAATATGCGTCAAGATGGTCTTTGGCCGCATTGATGTCGTTGCCCGAATATGCGAACACGGCTTTGGGTCAGACGCTTGTAACCGGCAAGGGACTCGACATTCCCGGCATGTTCCACGCCTCGACACTTGGCACAATGCTTGACAACCCAGAAGACCAAGGTGTGGGTTGGCTGCCAAACCAAAAAATCGTAGAAGAACAAGCAGCCCGTTCTCGTGCCGCACGCGGCACCATCTACGGTTCGGCATTCACTGTCGGTCGTGGGCTCATGTCTATCGGAGGAATCTTCAAAGAAGAAGACATGGCGTACCGTTACGGCTCCGGCATCATCGACGCAATTTTCAACATCGCCCTGCCAGAACCAAGCAAATACATCACCAAGGGAATCAAACTCGGAACATACGGTATTGCAGCCGTAAGTAGCGGTGAGGCAATTGAAACATTGATGAAGGCTGGTAAACCAATTGCCGGTCTAAAGGGCTTGGTCCCGCTTCTTTCCGAGGCTGACGCAATTTCGCTACGCAAGGCCCTCGGCCCAACCAAACAGCGCTACTTGCGTGAATCGGGTTTGGGCATGGACTTTTCCGGTGCAACCTACAATGCGCTGCAATTCGACAAGTTCTTCAGGACCAACCCGTACGCAAAAAACATGGTTCAAAAACTCATTGACACCGACGACGTTGGCGTTATCTGGGAAGACATCTTTGACGGCAAAATCACCACCGACATGGCTTTACGCCTACGGAAAGCAAAGTCCGAAGACCAGGTTATTTCTGCTTTGACGAGCGGATGGACGTTCGGAGACAAAACGCTTCAATCGGCAATCGGAACCTACAAGTACGAACGCAATCTTGTTGGGTCAACCATTCGCAAGATGCGATTCATGCAACAGGTGCCGGACGAACAAATCATTGTGTCTGGCGGCGACCTTGACAACCAGACATCGATAATGAACCTGGTCCGTTCGCTACGGGCTGGTGGTGCAGACGATGCAGATGTCAAAGCATTCCTGAACGGCGTTCCTGACAAGAACCAAATGGGCGCAATCGAAGCCTTCTCCAAACTTCCAACCGCCACGCCGACCGCACGCAAAAACGTGATGAACGTCTACAAGTCCTACTTGCGCACCTACATGAAGTCCGCTGGTGTGCGAAAAGAAGTTGTCGAAGAAATCTTGAGCGCCGGCGAAATGACACTTGACACGATGCGCACATGGATGCGTAACCGCCAGGGCGTCGAGTCGGACAACGGCCTCATTGCCGCCCTGTTCAAACAGTTTGAAGAGAATTTGGACCCGGCGTTGTTCAACGCAATGATGGACGGCGCTGGCTACACGATGCGCGATGTTCGCCTGATGCAACCAGCCCAACTTGTCGACCTGTTGAACCGTGTTCAGATTCTTCCCGACACGCGACAAATCAGGCGACTGACACGCAGTCCCCTGTTCCGCAAAATTCTTTCTGGTGAAGACGGCAAGCAAATCATTCCCAAGTTGCCAATTACTAGCCGCATGCCGTGGCGAACTGTTGATGTTGTACCACGAGAACAACAGGCACTGTATGACCAGTTGGGCGAAGAGGTGTTCAGGTTGGAACGAGAAATTGGTGCTGCTCGCGTAAATGCACAGGAGCGAATTGACGAAATAAAAGACCAGATGGCTGCAATGACCCAGCAGGCAAAGCGTCCAGTACTAACCGGTGAGCAGCGTCTCACCTTGGCTTTTGCCGAAATGATGCAGCAACGCGTCTGGAAACTGGCCACACTTGCAACCGGAGGATACGCAGTTCGTAACATGATGGACGCGCAGGTCCGCATGGCAACCGGTGGGGTCAACCAGTTCAAGCATCCGATTGATTACATCCATGCAGTGATGGGCAAAAAGTATGGGCAGAGCATCATGGGTGTGGAGTTCACCGACCTTGGTGCAGCCGCTGGAAGAAAAGCAATCGAAGAAGGCCGTGACATGGCCGAGGCTGGTGTGCGTCGACGCGTGTGGGAACGCAGCAATCAAGAAGACGTGTGGGAGGATTTGCGCAACGCGTTCATGTCAACAAAAACGCGTCACGGTTGGACCACTTCTGACAGCGTTTACCACAGAAAGAAGACCGGCTCGTTCACACTGGTTTCGCGCGCTGACGGACCAAAACGATACCCCAGCCAATACCACACCGACGGTGTTATCCAATCAGCACAGAAAACACAGTCAGATGAGTTCCAGAGTCGTGTTGCGCTGTTGTTGTCTGCAGGAAAAACCGAAGACGAAATCGTTGAAGAACTGCTCAAGTTCATGGACAATGAGCGAACCTACGCATTTCGTGCAACCAACGCCTTGTTTTCCGACGGCATCGAGTTCTACGACAAGGCCGATGACGCAGTCCACAAGTTCCCTCCACTGAATCTGTTGCAACTCAAAAAACAAGACCCAGACTTCTATCGTTCAATTCTTGACGCCTATTTCCGGCACGTCGTAATCGGCAACGTCAAAACAAACACCGGCAATCTAGATGACGTTCTGTTCCTGTTTGCGCACAACGCCGTGGGCGACCTGGCAAATACCAGAGTTGTTGATGCATCGATGTTTAAGTTGAAGAATGCAAAAGACAGATTGGCCATTGGTCAGAAGCGCAGCGTTGAAATTGACGGAGTTGAAGTGAAAGGAATCCTGCAGAGAATTGAAGGCAATCAAATCACATTTGTACCCATAGTCAGCGAAAATGCCGCCACGGCGGGACGCAATGGAATGGGTTCCAAAGAAGCGCGCCGACTCGTTGAGCGCCAGCGACTTTATGACGAAACATCAAAGAGCGGGTTGGCATTTTCGTATCCACGTGAACAGATGCTTCGTTACCGTTCCGGTGGCAAATATGACTCGCTTGATGAAGCGGTCTACAACGCAATGGACAAAGCCACTGGTTGGTGGTTTGACCTGTATGACACGGCTTCTCGCAAACTGGAAAAGTCAGTCGTGTTCCGCCAGTACTACTACGACGAAGTTGTAAAGCACATCAATCAGTTGTCGTACGAAGAAGGCATGAAACTGTATGCCGACATCTACGAAAAGAGCGGTGGCAACATTCGCAAGTACATTGGCGAAAGCAACTGGCCTGGTCGTTCCAAGGTGACAAAAGCAATCGAGTCGCTGCCAGGACGCAAGGGCATACAGGGCACACTTACCGTTGAAGAATTGGACGAATACTCCCGCTTCGTTGGCATTACCCGCACCAAAGAACTGCTGTATGACGCATCATCGCGCAACAACTTTCAGGACGCTCTGCGCATCGTTGCGCCGTTCGAAGCCGCCTGGCGTGACGTTATCGGCCGCTACACATCATTGGCCGTTGAGGACAACATCAACATCTATCGCCAGTTCCACAAGGTTTACCGCGGCTTCTCCGAGGCAGACCCGGACCGCGATGGGCGCGGATTCATTTACCGTGACCCGTCAACCGGCGAACAAATGTTCACCTTCCCACTCTCAGGAACGATTGCCAAACTGTTTACCGGAATCAACGCACCACTTGCAGCCCCGCTAACCCGGCTATCCCAGGGCATTAGTTTCTATCCGGCGTTGGGTCCGTATGCAAGTTTTGCCGTTTCCCAGATTCTTCCCGATGTCCCCAAGTACGACAAGTTGAAAGAACTACTGCTTCCATTTGGCGAAGTGTCGTTCACCCAGGCCGTCAACGTGGTTCCGTCATGGTTGCAGAAAGCGGCCCCGGCGGTGAGCGGCATGCTCACGAACCAGGTCTACATGAACACCACCTACGGCAATACCTACATGGAGGTGTTGCGTGCCCTGTCGGTCAACTCGGATAGGTACGACCTATCAACCGAAGATGGCGTCACGCGTTTGATGGCCGATGCACGCCAACGCGCACAAATCCTCACCCTCATGCGCGCTACGGGTCAGTTCACCGGTCCCGCATCACCGACCGTCGAAATGAAGATTCCAACCAAACGAGGCGACAAGTTTGTTGATGCTCTGTTGCAGGAACTGCGCCAGTTTGAACAGGACGATTACGACAGCGCAGTGGACCGATTCCTTGACCTGTACGGCGACGAACTGGTTCTGTACACCTCGTCAAAGAGCCGTGCCATAGCCCAGGGTTTGGAAGCAACCGAAGAGTTCGGTGTGTGGGAACGCGAAAACAAAGACCTCATCAACCAGTTCCCGGACACCGCATACTTCATGGCCCCCCGTGGCGGCGGTGAGTTCTCATTCACGGTGTGGCAGCGCCAGTTGCAAGAAGGCAAACGAGAGAAGTTCACTGACCGCGAAATGATTGACTTTGCCCAGAACCGTCTTGGGTCGGTCAAATACCGTGCGGCCCGTCGCATGTTCGGCCCCAACCCGAACGAAAGGCAACGAGAAGCGCTAAGCCAATACCGCGAATACCTGAACGCAAAACTCCCGGGCTTCCCGATTCGCGCGCAATTTGAAGCAAACAAACTGACCAACGACATTGCGCAGATGAACAAATTGGTAGACGACCCGCGCCTCAAGGACAACGACGTTGCCCGTTTGACCAAGCAGTACCTGAAAGCACGCGAGCAGTACATGAAAGCGCAGAGCCTGGTGAGTTTTCGGTCGAAGAAAGCAATGGGTGCCCGCATGGCGCTCTACCAGTTGGGCGAGTCGCTGGCTGCCAACAATCCCGAATTTGATAGAGTTTGGTCACGTTTTTTGGTACAAGAGGTGGATTTGTAGTGACTCCTAAAAATAAAACTAACCCTGACGACCAAGGTGGTCAAACGAACCAGGACCAGAACATAGAGGATTTCGCCTTCGTCCAAAACCTTGGCTTCCCTAAGCGCGCGTTCAAAGGATTCTCCCCTGACGTTCCTTTGGCCGAACAAGAGCAAATACGTCTTAGCATTGGTTTGCGGCCCACACCTGGTGCCCTTTTGCGCGGCCCCCGACTCATGGAATTTCCGCAATATATAACAACTCCAGTTCTCTACGACGACCAGGGCCGAGTCGCCGGAATGCAATACAACTTTGAAGACCCGTTCCTCGTCCAGCGAGAACTTGCAAAACTTGGCACCGACGACATAATCCGAATCTCAAAAGAACTGAAGCGCGTCGGGTTTTACGGCGACAAAAAAATCAGCGAAGCCCTCATGCGGGGCGTTGGTTATTCTGGCGACGACGAAAGAGCGTGGGCCACGTTGCTGGACATGTCCAACAAAGCCCAACGACGCTGGACCGACATGGTCGGCATGCTCGCATCGTTCTCCACCATTACCAGCCCCGGACCGGTCATTCGCGTCACATCCGACGAAGATGCTGCGGCTTACACACGTGAAGTGTTTTTGTCCGAACTTGGTCGTATGCCAACCCGCAAAGAAATGGCAGACGCCGCAGCCTTTATTCGCAATCGCGAGCGACAAGCGGTTGCCGCCGGTCAGCAAATGCCAAATGCCGGGTTGGTTGCCCAAACCTTTGCGCAAAAAGCAGACCCAACCTCGCGCACTGTTTACGGTCTTGGTAACGCAATCTCCTTAGCAATGCAGGCGTTGGGTCAGTAATGACAAAAGAACAGTACGTCAAAGAACAGTTGGCCGCTAGAGGTTTGAAGGATACGGCTGCCAACCGTAAGAAGTTGGGTGCCGAATACGACGAAAAGTATGCCGGTGGCAAATCGTCAGATTGGCGCACTCGCTTCAAAACAGAGTTCCCGCAATTTTCGGATTTGGTTGACGGCGCAGAAGGGGAAGCCAAGGCACGTCAAGAGTTCGGTGACGACCTTATTGACCTGTTCCTCGACTACGCAAAGAACCCGAACAAGTATGACTTGACCACCCAGGCGGGCAAAGACGTTTGGATGTCCAAAGTCAAAGCAACCAATCTGTACACCAAGGTTGCTCCGTCGCGTCGCGAATGGACGCTCACCCCGGAAGCCAACAAACGTGAACAGGTTGAAGCAAAAAAGATTGAGTTGTTGCAGGAATACGGCGAGTTGGAACTCGACGACAAACAACTCATCGACTTGGCAACCTATGCCCTAAGCACCAAGGCTTCTGCTGCGCAAACCAAGTACTACGCCTACTCGATTGTTGCTGGACGCAAAACAACCCCAGGTGGCCCAGTTGCCCTCGGTGAAACCGATGAGGCAACCATTCTGCGCGAATCACTCAAGCGCTACAACTACAACCCGCCCGGATTGGAAGAGCAAATCAACTCCGTTCTCACCGGCAAGGCTTATCTTGGCACGACCTACACGAGCGACCTGCTGTTGAAGAAAGCCAGGGACCACGCAAAGATTATGATGCCGCACTTTTCCCAACAGTTTGACCAGGGTTACACGATTGACGACGTGTTCGAACCATACCGCGAGATTGCTGCACGCACACTTGAACTGAACCCGAACGACGTGAAATACACGGACCCGAAGTTTAGGATTGCGTTGGACAAACGGACCTCGGACGGCACGAGCATGTCCGCTTCGGAGTGGGAGTACACGTTGAAGAAGGACCCGAAGTACAAGTGGTCAAATACGCGTGAAGCCAAGAAACAAGCGTCGTCCCTCATTTCAATGCTTGAGCAAGCGTTAGGACAGTACATCTAATGAGCATGATGTATCAACCAAGCAACCAGGCGTTTTTTGACCCCGAAGATGTTCGCGAACTTTCACCAGAGCAGGTGCAACAACTCATTGATCAGGGAGCGTTGTCTCCAGCGCAACCAGGTTTGAACATTCCCGCCGATACGACCATCAGGCCAGAGCAGGTCGCACCCCCTGTTGACCCTTATGCGGCGAAACGTCGTTACTACATCGTCAGTTCTGAGATTGTCATTGAGGGTGGTCGCCGCATCCAAGTTGTTACTGACATTGACGGCAATCAAACTCGAACCGACATCGGACCAGCAGACACTACGCCACCACCAGACGACGATGATGAGACGCCACCACCAGACGACGATGATGAGACGGCATCAACATTTGACCAAAACGCATTTGCGAAACTAAAGTCATACCTTGCCGAATTCGGATTGTCCTCACTTGAGGGCACGCTCAACGAACTGATGGCTCGTGGCATTGAAGACGAAGCATCCGTACTGTTTGAACTGCGTAACACTGACGCATTCAAAACCAGATTCAAAGCCAACGAAGCCCGACGAGCAGCAGGCCTCCCGGCCCTCAATCCTCGCTCCTACGTCGACATGGAAAACACTTACCGCGAAGTCCTGCGTCGCGGCGGCATGCTCGAATACTTCAACCGCCAAGAGATATTTGAATCCCTCATCGGTGGAGACGTATCCCCAGCAGAACTATACGACCGGATGACAAACGCCTACCAAGTTGTGCGTGATGCAGACCCTGGCACCAAAGCCCAGATGCGCGAGTTATACAACGTGGAAGACAAAGATTTGGCTGCCTACTTCCTTGACCCGAAGACAAGTGTGTCAATGCTGAAGCGTAGGGCTGAGGCTGCAAAGATTGCTTCAATCGGCAAAGAGCAGGGCGGCATGCAACTCACGGCTGATACGGCAGAAGACATTGCGGCTCGCGGCTATACGGCTGCTCAGGCTGGTACGGCGTTCACCACCCTTACGCAGCAGGCTGGACTCTACGAGGCCCTTACGGGCGAAGAGGGACTTAGCGAACAAGAACGTCTCGGCGCGGCATTCGGCTACAACCCGATGGCGGCCCAACGCCTTGAAAAACGCAAGGCTATGCGCAAGGCCGAGTTCGAGGGCGGCGGACAGTTTGCTTCTACGCGTGGCGCAACTTCTGGTGTAATTGAGACTGGCGTAGGTACTGCTCAATAGCCCTTGACAATACCCACTTGTGGGTGTATGTTTGTTGTTGTTAGGAATCCCCGACCTGACCTAAGCAACAAGGGTGAAAGCAGCCTCCCGATTCCTCCGAACGGGAGTGGGCAGAATGGAGTGAGTCATGTCAAGCGTCAACGAAGAGTATGAAGACGAGACTGGCGAAACGGCAGGCAAAGACCCCGTTCGTTCGCACCTGAGAAAGGTGGAGCAGGAAAACAAACTGCTCCGTCAACAGGCTGCGGAGTTCGAGAACCTGAAACGAGAAATGGCTTTCACCAAAGCGGGCATTGACCTCAATGCACCGATTGCAAAGTACTTCGTCAAAGGTTACGACGGCGAGGTTTCCCCTGAGGCCATCAGGAAAGCAGCCGAAGAAGCCAATCTGCTTCAACCCTCAAAGCCGCAAGACATGGTTGACGAGTCCGAGAAACGGGCTTGGTCAAGGTTGCAGAAAGCCGGTTCAGCCGGTGAGACAAACGACGAACAGGTCGATTGGACCGCCAAGTTGAATGCGACACGCAACCAAGACGAAGTCATGCAACTCTTGGCTCAAATGAGACAACAAGTAGAAAACATCTAGCCCACAGGCCCCGCGCCTGTCGGGGAAAGTAACAGGTAAAGAAAGTGTCCAAGACACAAACGTCGAGTCTGTCAACAGACCAGACAGCATTTGACAGGATTGCGTACTTCGCACTCCGCAGCGAACTCTTGTTCGACGCGGTGGCAGACGTGATGCCTGTCGCACAAGCAATGCCGGGTTCCAGCGTCAAGTTCACGATTTTCAACGACTTGACCGCCGTTACTTCGGCCCTCACCGAAGACACCGACGTGACACCGGTGGCCATGAGCGAC